AGCCCATGAATGGCAGGATGGCTAAGAAGTTAAGGAGAGAGGCCAGGCGTATGGCCGCTAAGGAGACAGAGCAGATGGTCCCTAAGTTTAAGGCTTTTGTTAATAATGATCTAACTGTCTGGGAGCGTTTCGTTTTGGCCGGCAAGATAATCATCCGGAGGTTTTAATGATATTCGGGCCCGTAGAGAAGTTGTTATGGCATGGAGACAGGATAAAGAGATGGCTGGAATCTGATAGATCCTTGCCTATTCTTGTCGAGATAGCTCCGACAGCTTTCTGCAATGCCTCTTGCCCCTGGTGTTTTTTTAAGGATAGGAAGAGCGATGCCAAGATAGACAGCCTTAAGATGATGGAGATCATCGAAGATCTGGCCCTACTGGGAGTCAAGGCCATAAATTGGACCGGAGGAGGGGAGCCGACTTTGCATCCTCATTTTAAGGATTTCGTCGAGCGCGCTTTTTTCCTGGGGATAGAACAGGGGATTTTTACGAATGGGCTCCAGGAGATTCCTCATCAAGATAAATTTGAATGGATCCGGATATCTTTAACTGATGCCGGGCTTAAGAAGACAATCAAACCTAAGGTACCTTTTGGAATCTGCATAAATCAGACGAAGCTTTTGGGGGAGACGGACCTCCGGATGCTTTGCTTGCAGGCGCGCGGCCTGGGGTCCAGCTATCTCCAGGTCCGCCCTGCTCTTATAGGGGATCATCTTTCTCAACCGGAACTCGAGATACCGGTATATCTTAAAGAATATGAGAAAAAAGGCTTTGAAGTATATCTTACCGAATATAAATACCGGGATGCCCGGCAGGCCCGGAGTTATGATTTTTGTTACGGGTATAATTTTTGTCCTTCGATAGACTGGGAAGGAATGTTGAGTACATGCCTTTATTTGTCCGGGGATAAAAGATTCATCTTGGGGGATCTGAAAAAAGACAGGATCCTGGATATTTGGCCGGAGATAGCTAAGAAGATCCCGGTTGTGCCGGAGTGCCAGAATTGCTGTAAAAATCATGAGATCAATAAGATCCTGGACCGGGCTAAGAAAGTGAAGATGGTAAATTTTCCATGAGAAAAAATGTTCTTATTACAGGCGCAGGCGGCTTTATAGGCAAGTCTATCCGGGGAGGTAAGGCTTTTACCGGAGATATTACTAAGATCCATTCTATCTGGAGACAAACGAAAGGGGTTTCTGGGATCGTGCATCTGGCCGCAGTCTCTAGCCGCAAGTTATGCCAAGAGAATCCCAGGGATACTATAAAGATAAATCTTCTGGCTTTATGTGATGTTTTAGAGGTAGCTTTAAGGAGAAGGATTTGGGTTTTATTTGTCTCTACTTTTCAAGTCATGGATGAACATATCTATGGGTTGAGCAAATTGATAGGAGAAGAGATCTGCCGGATCTATCAGATGAGAGGCTTAAAGGTAAGGATCCTTAGGCTGCCGATCGTCTATGGGCCCGGAGACAGGCCTTATAAGATAGTTACGAAGATTATCTCCGAGGTAAAAACCGGCAAGATCCCTAAGATAGATACGCGCCGCAAATTCCAATTTTTGTATGTTAAGGATGCGGTTAAGTTGATCGAAAAAGAAGTTAATGTTTTGAGTTGTCGTAAGGGTAAGAAGTATTCTTTGTATGAGCTTGTAACCGGGATAAGAAAATGTCTAGCAAAAAGGGAGGGTAAATGATTAGAGATGATGGTTATTTTAAGGAATATCCTGCGCCGATATTCGAGGCTAGTTGCAAGGACCATATTGAGACTACAATAAATCATAGCACTCCTTATTATGGCCCGTTGCTTTATTGGCTTACTAGATGCGCGGATGCAAATTTTGTCGTCGAGATAGGAGTCTGTAAGGCGTATAGTTCTTATTTTTTGGCCTCCGGGGTTAAAGACAATATGAGCCGGTATAAATGTGATGGCCAATATTATGGGATAGATATCTCCGGGGAGTTGCCGGAGTTCCAGAGGCTCTTCCGGGAAAAGGGCTTACCGGTTACGATGCTCCAGATGGACTCCTGGGATATGACTAAAGATACCTTTGGAGATCGTCAGCTGGGATTGGCTTTTGTGGATGGTTGGCATTCCCGGCAGCATCTTTTAAAAGAAGTCGAGATCCTTTATCCGTTGCTCCTGGATGCCGGGAGAGGTTATTTAGTTATCCATGATGTTTATGGTTGGGTGATGGAGCCGGTACAGGAGATCTATAATAATCCTAAATATAAATGGGAGTATATCCGATTCTTCGCTAATTATGGCCTGGCTATTTTAAGAAAGATGGATAATTATATCGAGGATCCCAAAAAGATGTGGCCCCAGGGTCCGGAGCCGGATATCCGGAATGATGATGGATCTTTAAAACCTATAATCTCATGAAGAAAAAAAGCGATTACGCAATAGTCTTATCTTGCAATGCCGGGTATGCTTTCGGGATGATCTCCTGCATGAATGCGCAGAATTACTTTGGAACGGATGCAGACTGGGAAGTAGCTTATGAGGGATTTGATCCGGAATATAGAGAGAAGGTAAGCCAGGCTTTCCGATTCAATGTTACCTGGACTCCGGTTTCTGAGTTGATGGAAGAGGTTGTCGATAAGAGAAAAGAAGGATCCGGGATTTTGGATAGGATGTGGCTGGCTTATTGGCTCCTGGCGCATAAGCTTTTAAGGGAGAAAAAATATAAAGCAGTCTGCGTGATCCAGGCGGATACTTTTGTCTTTGTGAATTTAGATACGATTTTTAACATAGCAGCTGCCGGGATCCTGGTCAATTCGGAATATCCTTTTAATTTCTTAAGGGCGGAAGAGCTGCCTTTCGGAGACGATAAGAATATCTGGGATAGATCCCAGGCTGCGATCTTCGATGGGATGAATTTTATCGGCCAGCAATACGCTCAGCTACCTAGGGATATCATAGATTTTCAGATTGAGGATGCCTTCCGGGGGGAGGCGAATCATTCAGTTATCGCGCTTAATAGATCAGTCTGCCGGCATGGATCTAGGGGCAAGGTCCTGGGGCTACCGGGAAGATTATGGGTATGCGATTCGATCTGGCCTTATACTAGGCTGTATGTAGGCGGAGATAAGGTTTATAATCATTTACAGATACCGCTTTCTGCCTGGCATTGCCGCTGGTGGCAGAAGGGACGGGTTGAGGCGGAATGGCGCAGTTTTAAGCAAGAGTTATCCGGGCCCGGGGATCATAAAGAGCTGATCCGGCTGGCTGATAATAATGAGCATAATTATAATATCGTTAAGACTTTTATGGAGCGATTCAATAACATGATCCCGGAGATCAGATCTGAGGAATATCTGCATGGCCAGATACTGAGGCCTAGATACGAAGAGGAAAGAGAAAATGTACTTGCAGCATGAATTTATGCCGAGGAAGGTTTATCTGCCTCATTTTGGATCAGAGCGGAGGCTCGTCGGAGTAGAAATTGGGGTCTTAACCGGATCCGGCAGCGTTACCATGCTCCAGTTCTTATCTAATTTGATTTTATACTCTATTGATCCCTGGCAGCATATAGATGGGGCTTTTTTTGAATGTGGCCTTACTCAAGAAGAGTTAGATGAGAATTACCGGATCGCGCAGGCGCGCTTAGCAGAATATAATGGAAGATCCATTATCATCCGTAAAACAAGCGATGAGGCGATTCTGGATGTGCCGGATGAGATAGATTTTGTTTTTATAGATGGAGATCATGCTTACGATCAAGTGTTAAGAGATATTAAGAATTACGGATCTAAGGTCCGGCCCGGAGGGATCATTGCCGGCCATGATTTTATTCAGCAGGATGGAGTAACCCGGGCAGTCTTTCATGACTGCTTTAAAGAGCAAATAATCCATTTGGGAGAGGATTTTACCTGGTGGGTGATCAAAGATGGCAAAAGTAATTGAGCCTTTTTATGAAGATCAAAAGTTAGTCCAGCAATTTAGCGCTGAGACTAAGAGAGTGCTAATTATTTTCTGGCATGGGCTAGGGGATCTGATTATGTTTTTGAATCCCTTTTACCGGCTCCGGGAGCTTTATCCGGATATCCAATTCGATCTAGCGGTCCAGAAAGGCCTTTCTTTTGAGGATATCGTGCCTTGGGCGCGCTTTATAACCGGGGATGATATGAATACTCTGGAGACTTTAGATTACGATATTGTGGCTAAAGTCCATTTTCCTATGTCTGAGGGCCAGGTAGAGCTTACTAAGGGAGAATTTTGTTGCGTAAATGAGCTTGGCATAGCTCCTATAAATGGCCATAGGCTTGTACCAGTACGCGCCAGCCGGCTGATCGGGGTCCATTTCAATATAACATGCCTTCCGGATGCCTGTAATCCCTCAGAAGAGACCGCAAGGCTTATTTGGGATGAGATCCTGGAGGCAGGCTTTATTCCCATAGAAACCCATTTTGAGCATGTTTTTCATAACCCGGTTAATAAGAAGTTTGATTTTGTGGATTGTTCTGTAAGGAGGGCGCGCGCCAGGATCTCGAATCTGATAAGCCTAGTTGGCTGCTTATCCGGATTCGTGGGAGTGGTAAGCGGCAATTTGCATTTGGCTCTGGCGATCTTGCCGAGTAACAGGATATTTTTCCTGCAAAAACACTTCAAGCTCGAGTGTTTTACTCGTCTTCCCGTTGCCAGGGCCTCTATACTCCCAGGGGAATATAAGGGGGGAGAAGTTAAGGCATGGTTAAAAACCTTAGAAGGAGGAGAAGATGTTAGCGAAAAAGCATGATCCATTTATAGACTTAAAGGAGAAACCCGAAACGATGGGCCAGATGCCTATGGAGGCAAAAGCGGAAAAGCCTAAACCTAGGGGGCCGGTAGTTTATCTTCGTAAGATAAAACTACCCATTTCAGAAGAAGATCTTAATATCTCTCTAGATGCGGAAATTAAAATTACTCCCAGGGAGATTCGGATAACAAAGACAAACGGAGAAGAAGATATCTCTTATGACTTAGAGATAACCGGAATTAGATTTAAGAGCTAAAAAGGATCAGAATGCATAAATACGCTTTTATCGTCGGAGCGACTTACGGATATACCCCGGAGCTTTGCGCCATGCTTAATAGCCTGGATTATGTAGGATCTAAGGCGGATGTTCATGTTTTGGGGATAGAGTTGGAAGAGGATTTCATTAAGCAGTTCGATAAGCTTTCTTATAAGGTGATTTTTCATAATATCCCGGAGTCGGAATGGCAGCCGGAGGGCGGCCGATCAGAGATAGTCTGCCGGAAGAGATACTGGTATGCGGCTGAATTGGGTTTAGGATATGAGGCAATTTGTATTCTGGATGCGGACCTGGTTTTCTGCCGGGATCCAGTACAATTCTTCCAGATCGCAGCTAAAACCGGTTACATCCTGGGGCCATCGAAGGAACAAAATAAAGTCTATGATGATCCGCATCATGAATTTCAATATGACGATAAGCCGCTGGGATGGTATTGGAATATCGAGCGCGGATACTATAACGATAAGGATCTTTGCAACTGTCCGGTCTTTATAGATCCTTATAAATGGGAAGCTGCGCTGCGCTGGTCCTGGGAGATCTTTATTAAGGGGGGATTCCGGGCCCCGGATATGGATGCCATGAATTTAAGTTTTTTACATTTTTGGGCCTATGATAAGATTGTTAAACTGCCGGGCCTGCAATGGCTGGGGACGAATGAGCAGCATCTTAAACCTTATATCCGGGTAGTAGAGAGGCGCGGCCAGATTTTTACGGAGAATGGCCTGGAGATCTTCTCTTACCATGGCCAGTATTACATAAAGGGCTGGCGCGATCAGCAACTGATTAACCGGCATAATTGCGCAGCCGGATACATAAAGGCTACGGAATGCTGCGATGATATGGCCAGGGGCGCGATGGATTTATTATACAGCAACTTTTTGAAGATGTTAGATTGGAAGATAGTTATACCTCGTCTTAATTATAGGCATCCGGAATTAGCTTATGAGGGATAAATGGGGAATTTAGTAAAAGTTACCAATAAGCAGGTTTATTTGGCGGCATTAGGTTCTGAGGCCGATGAAGTCATTATAGGCAACCTTAAGTCATCTGTCTTTAAGCCAGAGATCACCTTCACCAAATGGAATAAAGAAAACTCCCTCACTATCAAACCCCTCTTTGATATACCTAATGCCACCACTTCACTTGTAGGAAACAAGATTGAACACAAAGGGGATAAGATAGGCTGGTATGCTAATCCTGATGGTGTGGAGAATATGAAATTTGGGATTATCTTCTATGAAAAACCTATCTCAAATAAATGGTCGGCGACAATTCCTGAATACGGAGAATATGATTTTAACTTTCAGCCTCTTTTTTCTAATGTGGATACTGAAGGCAATTCTTGGGAGAAATGTTCTGATAGTGAAGAAGAAAAGACAAGTCTATTACCTCATAAAGCAAAATTATTCCGTCCTGCTGGAATAGGTGGTGGCTATTGTGTATATCATAAGAATAAGAAACACCATATTATAGGTCAGACTAATTATATGGTTGGAAAGATTGGTGATATTCATCGACCCAAATTTATAGACGCTACTGGTAAATGGGTTTGGGGAGAGATAGAAATAAAAGACGGAGTTTTAACCGAAACCTGCCCTCAAGATTTTCTTGATTCTGCGATTTATCCAGTAAAGAGTAATGCCACTTTTGGATATACAAATCAAGGAGCAAGTGATGGATATACTGGTCCAGGAAAAACTATTTATTTATATTTTAATGTTGATTCTCCTACTGGAAGTAATACTTTAAATTATATTAGTATTTGTATTTTTCCTTGGGCATCTGAAACGACAATATTTGGTTTATATTCAACTAAGACAGGTCCTGCTCCAGATGCAAGGTTATTTAGAGATGTGGATGAATGGGCTTTTGGGACAACAGGAAAAAACTTCTACACTAATCCAGTAGATATGAATTATGCTTTGACTGCTTCCACTCGTTATTGGGGGGCAATGAGTTCCGATGCGGAATCGGGAAGAAGTTGGTATTTTGACCAAGATGGTGTTCAGGCAAAGAGCTATCGTGAAGTTGGAATTTTTCCAGCATCTGCTGCTTCGGATTATGATGGAGATTATTCAAACTTTACAGCATCTATCTACGCCACCTACACCGCAGGGGGGGGGAGTTCATCATCAAGTTCGTCTTCGTCTAGTAGTTCAAGTTCATCCAGTTCTTCCTCATCGAGTAAATCCAGCAGCTCTTCTTCAAGTTCATCATCTTCTTCGAGCTCTAGTAGCTTATCGTCGTCATCCAGCTCTTCTTCAAGTTCTTCTTCGAGCTCTAGTAGTAAGTCTAGTTCATCTTCATCGTCCTCGAGTTCTAGTAGCTTATCGTCTTCATCCAGCTCTTCTTCAAGTTCTTCTTCAAGCTCATCATCTTCTCTTAGTTCAAGCTCGAGTTCATCTAGTTCTTCATCGAGCAGTAGCTCATCTTCTTCATTGAGTTCCAGTAGCTCCAGCTCTTCAAGCTCTAGCTCCAGCAGTTCTTTGAGCTCTTCGTCTTCATCGAGTTCTTCTTCATCTAGTAGTAGCTCTTCAAGTCTTTCGAGTTCGTCTTCGTCTAGCTCTTCGTCTTCGTCTAGCTCTTCAAGCAGCTTATCTTCTAGTAGTTCTTCGAGCAGTTCATCATCTAGTCTTTCTTCTTCCTCGAGTTCATCTAGTTCATCTTCATCTTCTAGTTCTTCTTCTTCGTCCAGTTTATCCAATTCTAGCAGTTCTTCATCTTCGAGTTCAAGTTCCTCTTCTTCCTCGAGTAAGTCTTCTTCGAGCTCATCGAGCTCATCATCGTCCAGTACGGAATCTTCTAGCTCGAGTTCTAGTAGTAGTTCTTCTTCTTCCTCGAGTAGCAGCAGTTCTTCTTCAAGTAGTTTAAGCTCCTCGAGCTCTAGCTCATCTTCATCTTCTTCTTCGTCCAGTTTATCGTCTTCATCTTCTTCTTCCAGTTCAAGCTCTTCTTCTTCTTCAAGCTCGAGATCTAGCTCTTCTTCTTCATCTTCTAGCTCATCTTCATCTTTTAGTTCGAGTTCAAGCTCTAGCTCTTCAAGCTCGTCTTCCTCGAGTTTGTCATCTAGCTCCAGCAGTAGCTCTTCTAGTTCGAGTTTTTCTTCCAGCTCGGCTAGTTCTTTATCTTCTTCTTCCAGCAGTAGCTCTTCGTCTTCATCTAGCAGCTCATCCAGCAGCTCATCCAGCTCCTCGTCTTCATCTAGCAGTAGTAGATCTTCCGTTTCATCTTCCAGTTCTTCTAGTTCTAGCTCCTCTTCATCAAGTAGCTCTCATTACTGGATAGACCGGGGGGAGAGATCCGGGACCTGGACAGACAGAGCCCAAAAGACTGGGTCATGGATTGATCGCGCGGAACAAGATACTAATTGGCAGGCCCGGGAGAGCTCATCTAGCTCCAGCAGTAGCTCGAGCTCAAGTTCGTCTTCATCTATTTCGTCTTCCAGCTCAAGCAGTAGCTCTTCATCGTCTTCCAGCTCATCATCTTCTAGTTCGAGCTCTTCTTTAAGTTCTTCTTCGTCTAGCAGCTCAGAGAGTGGATCTTTTAGTTCCTCGAGCAGTTCGAGCAGTTCTTCTTCTTCTAGTTCGAGCTCTTCTTCATCGAGTTCTAGATCTTCTAGCTCATCTTCTTCTTCCAGCTCGAGCTCTAGTTTATCGAGTAGCTCTAGGTCTTCATCTAGTTCATCTAGTTCTTCTTCTTCATCCTCGAGTTCATCCTCGAGTCAAAGTTCTTCTTCAAGTTCTTCGAGCTCCAGCTCTAGCAGTTCTTCATCTTCATCTTCAAGCTCAAAATCTAGCTCTTCATCATCCTCTTCCAGCTCAAGCTCGAGTTCAAGATCTTCCTCATCTTCATCCAGTTCAGCTACCACAGTAACTAAATTTTATCTTCCGTCTTCTGGATCAGCCGCGGTCTCCCCGGCATACACAGCATCCTGGGATGATACATCCATAGCCTTAAGAGTGCCATTAGTAACTACTAAATCAAATTCAGCATTAACTACCATGCCTTTTAATGATAATAGTTCTGTCGATAAAGATATTTTATTTATACAATTTATATCTGCTCCCATTAAAGCACAGACTATTGCATCTCAGATAGTAGATAGTGTAGTAATGGGGTTAGAAACGCATTATACAAATAATTTATATCTTACTTTGGTAATTAAAATAATGTCGGGAGATGGATTGACTCTTCGGGGAACAATTTTAGCGCTTACTCATGATGGTACTGAATTGGATTGGGATATTCTTACTAGCAGATATTTTTCTGCTACATCGACAGAAGTAATAGCGCAAGAAGGGGATCGTGTTGTTGTAGAGATAGGGGTAGGGGGAAATCCATCCTATGATCATGATTCTTCATTACGATTCGGAGATCCTACGGGCTCAACTGATATTTTAGAAGTAGATAATGATGAAAATACTGCTCATTGTCCCTGGGTGGCTTTTACCAATGCCATAACAATGCAATAAGGAGGAGATATGCAACTTTCATTATTTAAGACTTATGTAAAACAAGATTTTAAGAGGACAGATAAAGATACAGAATTGGTCCAGGCCTATAATGATTCGATTGTTTTTATCGCAGTCCTTATGCCACATGGAGGGTATAAATATCAGAGTTATCTTCCTTCGGTGGCCTCTCAGCCGGATTATCCTTTGCCGACAGATATGATTCATCTTATTCATCCGGTCCGGCTCCTGGAAGGATCCGGTACTAATGATTCCGGGTATCCGATGGATCATATCACAAAGCAGGAATATGATGAGTACGAGATAAATCCTAATCGGGCCAGTCCTTCGACCGGCAAGCCCGTAAGATATTGTATTTTTTCCCGATCAATTCTACCTAGTCCGATTCCGGATCTCAGTACTTATCTTTTTGAAATCGACTGGTCCAAGCGGCCGGTTGCTTTATCCGGGGATAGCGATCTTCATAGTTTGGGATCAGAATATGATGAGATCTTAAAATGTATGACTCTGGCCAGGCTTAATGCTGGCCTAGAGCTTTTCCAGGAGGCGGCATTCTGGGCCTCTCTTTACCAAGATCAAGAAGGGAATCCGGCTGGGATGTTAAAAAGGCTTTTGGATATTGAAAGAGATAGAGAATCTAAGGCCATAGGCCAGGTACAAAATAACGATTTATAAGGAGGGTTAAAATGGCAGATAAAGCGATAGTTCATACAGAGACTTGGGCGGAATCAATACCGGCCGGAACAGAGGCCAAATCCTTGGGAGATGATAGGATACGCGCGATGAAAAAGGCCCTAGGGGAACGCTGGCAGATCGATCATGTTGGTTTTGTGAATGAGTCCGGAGAGACTCTAGTCGGGACCCATAAGCAAGTTACAATGGCGGCTTTAGCGGCTGATCCGACGAGTTATGATAATGTTGGGTATGTTTATACAAAAACTATGTCCGGAATCATTGAATTGTTTTATGAAGATTCTTCTGGGAATGTTTTACAGATCACAAAGGGAGGGAAGTTAATTTTAGATGGAGGATATTTACCTAATAATACTTTTCTCCAGGCTCTTAATGCGGCCGGGAATGCTTATATCGATATGATTAAAGTTAATGCCTCCAATAAGCCGGTATTGCCGGATGGCGCGCAGTTAGCAACTTCCGCAGCTCCGACGCAGGATGCAGATATCTCAAATAAGAAATTCGTCGATGATTCAAAGCAGGTCGCGAAGGATTATGCGGATACTCAGATAGCAGCCGCGGCCTCAGATACTGCCGCGATCGGATCCGCTTATGTCAAAGATACGATTTATCAGAATACCTCGGCTAAGAAATTATTAGTCATTGCCTGTTTTGTGGGTAAAGATGATTTATTTATAACGGGTTATTGTGATGCTAATGCTGCTCCTTCGACGATCGTCGATAAAGATTCCGATATATCTGATTCCAGCCAGTCCACTTGGGGGAAGGTTGTTATGGTAGTTCCTCCTAATTATTACTGGAAGGTAGCAGCTACCTCAAGCGATATGACTCCGACAGTCGTTAGATATGAGAGTTTTGAGATTTAATATAAGGAGGGGATTATGCCTCTATTAAGAAAAGGGATTATTTTACCGGCTAAGGGAGTGGATTTTAGCGTCCCGGCCAGCTATGTAACGGACCAAAATACCTTCTCGAAGAATATGCGTTTTTACCGGGGAGAATTAGGCAAGCGTCCAGGTAAGACAACTTTCGGGGATGCTATCTCCGGAGGCCAGATCATGGGATTTGGAGTTATGGAGTTGGCCAGTATTAAGTATTTAGTTAGGGCCTCTAAGACAAAATTAGAGAAATATAATACCACTACGAAGGTTTGGGATTCTATAAGTGGATCAGATTTTACCGGAGGGGATGAAAACTTTTTCTCTTTTGCCAATATCCCGGAGAGTGAATTACTGATTATCAGTAATGGAGGATACAATTTACTTCGGAAGTGGACAGGGGCCGGCAATGCGGCGGCGCTAGGAGGGGATCCTCCAAAAGCTAAATACATGACTTATTTAACTCCGTATTTACTGCTGGCGCATATAGATGATGGAGCAAGTATAAATCCCTGGAAGGTACAATGGTGCGATGCTGGGAATCCGGAGCTCTGGGCCGGTGGTACATCCGGATCTGATATGTTATCCAGGGATCCTTCTCCGATCATGAATATCATGAGGCTTAATGAATTTGCCGCAGTCTATAAGCAGGATGCTTTATGCCTGGGCCAGCTGGTGAGTAATAGCGATATTTTTCAGTTTTCTCCTATCAAATCCGGTATAGGCCTGGCTGCATCCCGGGCCCTGGCTGAGGCTGAGGGGATGCATTATTTTATGGCTGCGAATGATTTTTATAGATGGAATGGGATCCGGGAGGAGTCGATAGGAGGCCCGATAAGGGATGAAGTCTTTAGCCGGTTAGACCGGGAGAAGATTATGCGTTGTTTTGCCCTCCATGTCCAGGAATTGACTGAAATTTGGTTTTATATTGTGGTTTCCGGAGCATCCTGGCCGACAGAAGTCTGGAAGTTTAATTATCGGACCGGATTCTGGTATTATGATACATGCCTGGAGCTTACTGCGGCCATAAAGTGGCAGAAGATCGCCAGCGAGACCTGGGATGATGATGCTGGGACCTGGGATGAGGCCTTGGATGTATGGGATGCCGGGGATTCTACCAAAAATTGGGAGGAGATAGTTTTTGGGGATAAGGATGGAGTAACTTCAAGGCTCGATTATACGAAAGCAGATGACGGGAGCGTGGCAGTCGAGGCGGTTTTTGAAACGAAGGATTTTATTGCGGATGAGATAGGGCAGAAGATCCGCTGGGAGCAGTTGGATATTGTGGCCAGGGGATCTTACGAAGCCAAGTTTTATGTTGATTATTCGATCGATGAAGGAGATACTTGGGTTAATATACCTTATACGAGCAGCCAGGCGTACTGCAAGTTGGCTGAGAAAATAGCGTTGTATAATTTTTGGTTTGATGTTTATGCGTCGGAGAAGGGGATAAGATTTAGGGCCAGGAATGCGGAATCCGGAGAGCTCTTTTTTATCCGGGGTTTGCAGCCTTATTATTTATCAAAAGAGCAGAAAAAGACTGCTAGATAAGGAGGGATTTGATGGATTTTACAGAGGGAGGTATGGCCATAAGTCTTATAAGCGTATCGATAGCAGTACTCAAGATGGCTTGGGATGGTAAAAAACAGAGTAATAATAATTCAGAGAAAAACAATAATAATACCGAAAGGGTGAGGTTAAATGGAGTACAGGATAAGATCGATGCGGTAAGATTGCAGAAAGATTTATCTGAGAGGCCGACTTTTAGAGAGAGCGACGAGAGATATCCTAATATCGGGTTATGTGAAGAGATACATAAAAGAATAGATGAAAAATTAGAATGTCTTCCGGAGATAAAAGAAAGCCTTATCAAAGTTAAAATTAAATTAGGAATTGAAGAATAAAAGGAGGTGATGAAAACGGGAAGGGAAGTTTTAAGAGAGAAAATAAAAACAGTTAAAAGGAGGATGAGATGAGAACTTTTCAGATTTTTGTTTTAGTATTATGTATATTATTTACTTTAACATTGGCCGGATGCGCGCTTTTAAATAAAACTTTTCCCTCTCAGCTAGACGCAAGCGGAAATCCGATCCCGGGTACGCATCAGGCAAGCTCTCAGCAGCAGGCAGCAGCCGGGCTATTGCCTTATGGAATGGGGAGTATAGCTTTGAATGGCTTGCTTTTGGTAATGAATGGCTTTGAAAAATATAAAGCCGCGAAGATAGGTAAAGGATTAAAGGCAACTGTCTCCGCTATTAAGCAAATTAAGGATGATCCTGCTTTGAAAGCTCAATGGGATTTAATCCAGTCGATCCTTTCCGGAGCGCATAATGCGGCCGGGGTTACGCCATTGATTAAAAGTTACATAGCTAAGATATAAAATGTGGATATTTATTGTTATTTTAGCGGCTGCGGTTTTAGCAGGGATCCTGGGGAGATGCGGAGGCGCAGAAAAAAAGGCCCCGGATGATGGTTGGAATTGGCTGCGTAATACCCATACCAGGGATAAAGGCATAGCTGCCATCTTTACAGCCTTAATGGTTTGGATGACTATTAAGGATTTTAACTGGTTATATCTGGGAGCTTACATAATAGGATTCCTGGCGCTGATGGGGGCCTTGACGACTTACTTGGATGAAGTTTTTGGATACGATAATTATTGGGCCGCCGGAGCTCTGGTAGGTTTTAGCGCAGTACTTTATCCTGGGGTTTCTGGCCATTGGATCGGATTCGTACTGAGGATGGGCCTCTTAGTATTGATTTGGGGCTTGTTGCATAAATACCTTCCTAAAAAGGTCCTTTATTGGGGGAAGGATGTTGCGGAGGAGTTTTTAAGATATGCAAGCGTGATCCTTACGATCCGCTTGTTATTCAAATTATAAGAGGAGGCGCTGGCTTTTAGCCAGCTGGCTTTATATGAGATTAAGAATTCAGACAGCAAAGCCGGAGAGCGCATTTGAAAAATCTCTTGAGCAGGAATTGCAGAGATTTTGTTTAGAGTTATCCGGGTTTTTAGATAAGGGGTTAAAATTTTCCGACAATTTTGATGCTCAGATTATAGAGGTTGCGGATACCGGGCTTGCCAGTACCGAGTTTAGCGTAGCGCATACCTTAAAAAGGGTCCCGACAGGATTTTTGATTATAAATAAAGATAAGACCGGGAATGGTTATGATTCCGGTACTGCCTGGACAGATACAGCTATTTATCTAAAATACAGTACAGCGAATACTGCTTTAACCTTATTGGTATTTTGAGATGCTTAAATTGATAGAAGTAAAAGATCAGATTCTTAATTATCTTCCGCTTATCCATAAGTGGCATAATGAGCCCAGGATAGGCCCTAAGATAGGATGCACTAAACCTCCGGATGTCCAGGAGACAGCTAAGCTTTTAATGGTCTGGAAGAAGGATCCGGCGCGCAGGGTATTTATGATCGAGTATAAAGGATCTTATATCGGCTATGTCTCATTATCCGGCATCAACCTGGAATGCGGTTTTTGCGATCTACATACCATCGTCGGAGAAACTAAATATCTGGGTAAGCCGGTATGCGTCGAGGTCGTGGATAAGATTTTGGGTATAGCTTTTAATGAGATGAAAATGTTTAGGGTCAATACTTATGTCCTGGGAGATAACCCAGCATTAAGAAAGGTTGCTATTAAATACGGATGGAAGGAAGAAGGCATCATCCGGAAATTACTTTTGTCCCGGGAAGGCGAGAGGATAGACTGCCATTTATTCGGCATGTTAAAAAATGAGTTTAAGCCAAGGAGGAAAAAATGCCAATAGTTGCAGCGTTACCAGCGATAGGAAGTGCGGTTGGGATAGGCAGCACCATAGCCGGGATGTTTGGGAATAAGAGCAAAGGAGGCCAGACGATCAGCGCTAAACAGATGATCCCGGAATTCCAGGCAGGGGCTGGACAGAAACTTGCTGAGTGGATTAAAAAATACATGGATCAATATGCGCCCGGAGAGACTTATCCAGGAGCGCTTTCAGCCGGGATGAGTTCTCAGGAACAGTCTGGGATGAGTCTTTTGGATCAGTTTTTAGGAGGATCTAATATCGGAGATCTTTTTAAGGCTGGCAAGAGTCAAGTTTTGGATACACTCTCGGGTAAATATGCGGATCCGAATGCGTCTCCTTTCATTAAGGCGATGAAGAATATGAGCGCGCAGGATCTCCAGGATGCAATAAATAAATCTACTCAAGGCCTGGGGGCCCGGGGTAAATTCTTTAGTACCGCCGCACTCGGAGAGACTAAAGATCTTACCTCTAGGAACCTTACGAATCTTAATTCTATTATCGGGAATTTTATCCAGAATGAGCGGCAGAATATGTTGAGCACAGTCCCTCTGGCCAATGCCATGGATGAATATGAGCTTACCACCGCTCCGTTAGCTAAGGTAGGAGCATCTCAGACTTATGGAGCTTTAAGCCGGACCTTAGAACAGGCAGATTATGAAAGACGATATAATGATTATTTGCGCAAGCATACAGAGATGGCCCAGCCGATAAGCGTAGCCCAAGGGCTTTATTCTACGCAGCAGCCTTATGGGATACAGAATTGGCAGATGCCGAAAGAGAATACTAATTCCCTCAGTAGCCTCTTAAGTACATTAGGCGGATTGAATTGGGGATCTATGGGCGGAGGAGGTACAATCTGGAGCAAATTAGGAGGATTATTCGGAGGAAAATAAGCTAAGGAGGTAGAGATGGCAGATTTTGAAAGAATTTTAGCGGCGATGGGGGCAGTTCCGAAAGGAGCGACTCCAAAGACTATTGTTGAAGAAGGAGGGGAGCCGGGATATTACGGAACGGATACTTTAAGCAATCTGGTCCGGGTTTTGAAAAAGAACAAATTGGAGATCGAAGAAAAGATTAAAAAGCAGCAGGAGTCGGCCAAGACAGACGCGGATTTTTATAAGACTTTGAGAGATGCCGGTTATGATCCTCAGAGCGCTTATGATGCGGTAACAAAAAGAAAGCTTACTCCTCCGGGCCCGGAAGATTTCTCTTTAAAGAAAACTATCCGGGAGAGGATCCTGGATAAAATTGCCAGGAATCAACCGCTTACTCCGGGAGAACAAAAAGTCTATGATGATACGATTAAACATAAAACGGAGGATGAGAATTTACTCGACGAGGCCATAAAGAATAAAGAGGTCCCGGAACAAACTCCTTCTCAGAAGAAGATGAGCGAGAAGATCCTGGATAAGATGGCGAATGGAGAAAAGCTTACATCCGGGGAACAGAAGATTTACGATGAAGTCATTAAAAAAATGCAGCCGGCTAAAAAAGAAGATCTTACTGATGTCTTGCAGAATAAGGATCTGGTAGCAGTTTATAAGCCGGATGGGACTCCAGGGTTTATTCCTAAGGCGAATCTAGAGAAAGCTCTTAAGGCTGGCTGGAAAAAGAGGTAACTTATGACTAATCAATTCGGATTTGTCCAAGATGAAGATCTTGGATTTGTAGCGGATAAGACTGCGAAGGCAGCAACTGAGGACCTGGGATTTACTCCGGAGACTAAGCCTAATCCGGCTTTGAACCTGGAGTCTGCTTTTAATAATGAGAAAGAGATGATCAAGCTGCAAAAGTTTGATCAAGTGGCAGTAGCTCAGAAGGAGCAGGCCTTCCAGAAATTCTATGCGGATATCGCTAAGGCTAATAAACTGGATCCGAATCCGGATAATCCTCAGCATTTTTACGATTACCGGGCTTATTTTGATGCTATCCAGGCAGGCCAGGCCGAGTCTCCGCAATTTAGGCCGGAGCATAAGCAATTCCGGATGCCGGATGAATTCAAACTCCCGGGCCATCCTCAATACTATACTAATACAGATCCGCAAGTCTGGACTTTAGAGCAGACGCAAGAGTTCCTCAAGGAACATCCGGCTCAGAATCCGGAGCAGGAGGCGCAATATCATGCCTTCCTGGATGCTAAGAAGGCCCAGGTTGAGCGGCTCCAGGCCAGTTATACGGATTACGATCGTTATGTCCATGGGCAATTCAATAAGCAGTTGGCAGAGAAAAAAGAATATCCCCATGAAGAGCTTTTAAGGGATCCGGAGAAAATGTCTGATTTTGAGTCTTTTATGATTCCTTATGTTAAAGGAGTTGCCGGATTCTTTACCAGGCCTTTCGGAGTGGAGCCTTTTGGCAGTACTTTCTCCCCGGAAGAAATTAAACAGGCAGAAAAGGATAATCCGATAGCCTCAGCAGTAGGGAAGGCGATCGGAGGGCTTACTCCGGTCGCGGCAGCAATTACAATCGCTCCGGAGACTCTCTTGGGCCAGATCTTTGCCTTTGCCGGGACCGGGGCCATAAGGCAGATAGGAATTGAGAAGACTCAAGCTAGCCTTATGGATCAAGAGGCTGCTCAAAAAAGGATCGTTAAGGCTACCTTAAAGAGCGCAGCCATGGCTCCTTTGTGGTATTACACTAAAGCGATCAGCCTGGGAGGGCCTATAACCTCTATTCTTACCCGGGGCGCAGTACGCGGAGCCGGGACCGGAGGCATAGAGAAAGTCTCTGGAACTTCGACTCAAGAGGCAGTTATGACTGGTTTAGCAACTGCGGCCTTAAGCGCGGTTTTTGAATTGACTCCTTATGCGATAGATAAAATCAATACCTCAGTAAAGAATAAGAATCTGGATGTTATGGCTGAGACTCTTGTAAAGAATGATCAGGATCTGCGCAATGCCATGGTCCAGAATTATACCGCTAAATATGGCCAGGCTCCCAGCGAAGAAGAATTGACAAAGATGATTCGGGCCGGCCTTACGATTGAAGTTGTTAAGAATAATTTTTCTACTTCTAAGATTGTGATCGCTGCCGATAGAATGAAGAGATACTACGAACCCAGGATCCCGGAGGTTATGCCATCTCCGGAGGCAGGCCAGATGGTTTTACCTTTCAGCGAAGGCGATATCGTAAAGGTCGCAGGAGTTGTCGGGAAGATTTCTAAGATCGTCGGAGATAATGCGGTTATAGTCTCGACGCTGGGGAAGGAATTTGCTACTCAGTTAAATAATATACAGGCAACCGGGCTTAAGCCGCAGGAAGTCCCGGATGATTTTTTTAAGAAGGTCCCGGAGGATAAGAAGGAATATGTAAAGAATTTATTTAAGATTGAGAATCCCGAAGTCATCGAAGAGATGATCAATAACGATCCGCATTACCAGAAGGCGCTTATCCGCAATAAGCAACTGGGCCAGAAAGTCTTTGCGGAATCGGATAACCCGGAAGAATGGCCGGATCATTACAAACCTTACCTGGATAAATTTATTAAACCTAATGTGTTGGCAGCGCAAGGTAAGCCGGAGGCGATTATCTGGATGGGCCTTCCGGGATCCGGGAAGACTCAGATGGCTAAGGCGCAAGGATTAGATAAGACTCATATACAAATAGATCCGGATGACGCTAAATTTTTCATCCCGGAGACTGCGCAGGATCCTAGCGTGGCCGATTATGTACATAAGGAATCAGCTTACATGGCGGATAAGCTTTTATTCCAGAAGGCCCTGGAGCAGAATAAAAATATCATCTGGCCGCTAGTCGGGAAGAATCCTGAGAAGGTTAAGGAAGTGATCCAGGCCTTACGGGATGCCGGGTATTCAATAGAGCTTAATTATAACCGGTTATCAACAATAGAATCGAAGAAAAGATCCTATAAGAGATTTTTGGAGGATAAAAGATTTGTTTCGACGGAATATATCGAAGGAGTAGGGGAATATAAACTAGATAAGAATTATGAGGCGCTTAAAGGATTAGCGGATAAATTCGCATCCTGGGATGTAAATACCAAGATAGGAGAGTTTCCCAGGGGAATAGACAAAGGAGCTAACGATGCAGAAAAAATCGCAGCAGGACAAGGTACGGGATCCGGACGAGGTAAGGGTGGAATATCTAAGGCAGGCGGTGGAGAAGGGAAAGCAGGAGAAGGTAAAGAAGTAGCTGGAGATATTTTTATTGGTCCGGGTTTTCGTGTGGAAACTAATTTGGTAGTTAAAGGTAAAACCGCTAAAGAAATTATAGATTTTGAGGCGGACGAATTAGGTAATGAGGATATACGAACACAAGCTAATTCTTTAGGTTTAGATCTTAAGAATATCCCGGAGAAAGATGTTATTTGGGTAACAAAGAATCAGAAAAATGCTAAGGATTACGGAGAAGAAGTAGATCAAGTAGAACTAGGTCCTAATCCTCTTATTTTAGCAACGGATGGCCAGGGGGGATATCTTATTGTTAAAAATATCAAAGAGATTCCTCAGAATGTATCTCCGGAAGAAGTCCCTAGTATCATCCAGGAAGAATTTGATAAACTTCCTCCAGAAGAGCAGGCGCGCTATGAGCTCGAGATGGATGATCTCCGTAAGACTCCGGAAGGCAACCTATTTATCGCAATTAAACAACTAGGAGGCATCAAGCCTTATGTTTCAACTGGCGCAGAGCCCGGTACTAAGTTCCTAGCCGAAGAGCTCCAGAGCGTTCCTTTTTATCTTAAGAATGTTAAGACCGGCAGTACCATGGATAGCATCGTCTCTGAGCTTAAAACTTTTGGCTGGCACTTTGACTCAAGCGATGATCTCCTGGAAGAGATCAAGCGCCAGGCCTCTAATCCGGTGGCTAAGGTAGATCGAGCTAGTTTGCAGAAGGTGATCCGGGAGGCTAAGAAGAATCAAAAGCTCCAACAGAAAATGCTGGATAAGATTCTTCCTGGTAAGCGCCGCAAGTTCATTACCACAGTTAAAGAGGCAGCTAAGACTGCTCCGGAGGTAGCCGCTAAGATAGAATCGCGCTATGAGCCTATAACTAACAAGGAGACTCTTAAGCAGGCCCAGGATTTTGTGGCAGCTAATTATAACGATGCCATTGAGCTCGTAGAAGGCCCTAGCCGAACGAGTACCTTTACGAACGCAGTAGGTATCGTTTTGATCGATAAAGCTCAAGCTGAGATGCGCTGGGCTGATGCTATAAGGCTTGTAGAAACACTTGCCGAAAAGAATACCTCTTTAGGCCAGGCTATTCAGGCCTTGGCCATGTATGAGAGATTGAGTCCGGAAGGGATCCTCCAGTACGCGGAGAGACAAGTCCAGAGAGCCCGGGGTAACATTAAACAAAAAGAGCGCATAACTAATTATGAAAAGCTCTCTAAAGGCTTAAAGACCCAGGCCGAAAAGGATAAACTAGCCGAGAAGCTGGGGATCCCTCATATCTCCGAGACAGTAGCTGGGGAGCTCCGGAAGATGTCTGAGATGATCCGTAGGTTGCCATCTGCCGAAGACTGGCCGGATTTCTTAAATGTGCCTCCCAGGAATGCTTATCTGTATGTTATGGATATATTTAAGAAGATGGAAGATGCCGTATAGATACCTCCGGATATCAAAAATGCCTTCCAGTTCGTCTTCAATGAATTCAAAAAAGCCGGCATCGGA